TTGACAGCGATGTTTTGTTCATAGGCCAAAATTGAGAAGTAATAACTCTTCTGCTTTTTCACTTCATACCATGCCTCCAAGAGAACATCGTAATCGCACCATTTGGCTTTTAGTCTTCCAGGTCTACCCATATTATATAAAAGCGAGGTGGCCAGACTTTCGGACTTCCTACTCGAATGACCACGCTCTTAGATTTCTGTCGTTGTGAGACAAGGATGATGCTCCCTTTTAACGATGGCCCACTCCGGCGTCCCTTGAGATTCCGGCTCACGGCCCTGGTGTTAAGAGTCTGCCACGGAACGACACATTTCGATTTGAGTTATTCCGATTGTTATTCCAATTGCGCGCGCCCACCCCGGCGTAATAATTGTTATTCCAATTGAAGAAACCGAGGGGCGCAAAAACATATTCAAGCATCACCCTGTACTTTGGACTTTCATCCAGGCACCAAGCATGCGACCCACCTCATCAATATTGAGTTGGCTTACACGATGCTTTTGCTGGTCGATGTACTTGAGCTCAAAGGCCAGATTGATCAGTTGTCTGAGCGTTTCATGCTTGACATCAAACTCCGAAAACGATGTTTTCTTGATGTACCGCTTATTTGCGGCAACAGCCAGCTCCAGGATATCATAACCGAGTTCCCGGATTTTGGCTGCCAGCAAAAACTTCTCAAACTTTGGAAATTGCCTGAGCATGATATTGTTGTACAATATCATGTCCCGGATCTTCTTTTCGATGAGCAAGTATTCCGACATGGGCGCAAAAATAGGGCATTTCCTTTTAAGCGCAAACTTTTTTCAAGATGTCAAAGAACAATATATGGGGGCCACTCACTACCGCTCGTGGCCGACATTTATCCAATCAAAAGGCTGCCACGGAACGACACAGACCGATATGAGTTAGACCGACTGTAAGTCCAATGGCGCGCGCCCACCCCGGCGTAATAACCGTTAGGCCAATCGAAGAAACCGAGGGGCGCAAGTTGGTTAAGGATGTAGATATAACAATAGTCATTCCCCATCAAAGCAGTCCCTGGGCCATAACTATCCTTGCTCATGGGTAAGCCTGCAGCTGAGACCTTGTAGGCATTCGATGTGCGATCCACAGCACCTGAAAAGACCTGGTTTGATCCATTGCCATATAGTACCCCGAATTGACCACAGAAATCAACGTCAATCTCATCATACATGGCTGCCACGCCGGTGGCACCCCAAAGATCTGTTGCCAGCGATACGCCTGAAGTGACGTTCTTCAGATCCACTGATTCCTTCAGGATGTAGAACTTGCAAGTAATGCTGGTCAGACCATTGGCATAATCAGCTGTTAAAGCTGAGGTGTCAACGTAGGCACCGGCCTTGTTTTTCAGTTTAAACGTGTTGCCGGAGAGATCGCTAATGGTAAAGATTTTGTCTTTCAGAAGCGTTGCCCACTCTCCAGTTAAGGATCCTCCAATCTGGACCGGCTTTCTGTTTGCATAGTTTGAATTGACTGCAACTGCATCGGTAACCGTCACCACTGCCTGTGCTGCCCTGGTGATGGCTGCAATGGCCTGTGCAGATTCGGCAATACTGGTGACACCCGGCAGGAATTCATATAAGTTGCAATCAATGGCCACTCCTGAATCCTGGCCATTGTGAGTGGTCTTATTAAAGGGAGTACCACCTCCGCATTTTCTTGCTTCACCTGGTGCAGTTTTGCTGCTCCAGTATGCATCATCACAAGCGGCATAAGTGACACCGCTATCATAATAGTCAACCCCGTAATAATTGTTGCCACGTGGTTCTGAAGGACTCACACCGTTAAAGGCACAATTTGCTGTTCCGATTGCAGCCTGCTTGTGAATCTGAGTGACAAATCGCAGCCATTCAGCTGCAAAGATTGTCATCACATGATAGCTTGCACCACGGCTCTTGATCGCATCAACACTCCCAGCATAGATGTCAGCAGGTGATTTACCGTTGGCTCTGCAATTAGAGAAACTGCCCGCATACAGATTATCGGTGCCCGGATTAAGCCTCTTCATCCCACCGTCTGAGCTGATTGGGTTGCCGAGCTTGATCGAACTGGCCACACCCTTATTAGCGAGGGATCCTGATCCATCCAGATCAGAGGCGGTGATGCCAGTTAGCGATGGTTTGAATTTATCCAGGAAGATACCTCTGTTGATCCTACTGCCGTTGATGAATACTCTGGGAAGGAAATAACCTGCAGCGTTGGCAGCGGCTTCATCCTTAAAATAGCCCTCCGGCTTAATATCGCCCGTATTGTCGGCGTTTTTCTTGCCCCAGGCCATTGGGTTCCACACCAGGATCGATCCATCATGAGAAACCTTATAATTGCCGTAATTCGAGGAGCTGATATCGTAGGTCCCGTTAATGGGCAGGACTTCTTCACCAGGATGCAAGGCATTATATGCTCCAAGCAGCTCGGGAGGGCAAATTCCAACCCCGAAACCACGTTTGCCTGGCTCTCCGATGTGATTCACCAGGGTACCGGTCTGAAGCATTACTTCGTTTCCGGTTGAATCCAGAACAAAAATCCTGCCTTCAGCGTCCAGACTTAGCCTGCGGATGCCTGCACCAGGTGAACCGGGTTTCACAGCCCTCTCAATGAAGTCCCTATAAGCTGCAGACGATTCTGCACCGGTCGAGTCGGAATTTCTCCACTGAGCGTTTGCCACATCCCAGATCCAGAATGAATTTGTTGCTTTTACCATGGCGAAGTCGCCCGGATCCCCGACCGGCCTGAAGCCTGTCAGCTCACTCGAGGTTTCAAACGGAAGGCCGTCCTTGGTAATATAATGAACAAAGTCGGCCAGAAGCGTGCCGAGATTTACGATTTTACTTGTTCCTGTTGACATTGGTTATGAGTTTAAAGATTAAACGAGGAAATCGATTTTGCTGATGGTTCCTGCCTTGCCTGAACCATTAAGGACTGCGACCCTGACAAATATCCCAACCGGGGCAATGGGCCAGTTCCAGCTATGCGATGTCTTAGCAGGATCCACCGTTTGTACTGAACCAGGAACAACATCGAAATGCACACCGGCAACGCTCTGCTCCAGCTGCAGCTTCACGTCAGTTGCAACGATATCGACATACTGCGCCTGTATGACAGCGCATTTACCATCAGTAATCTGTACGGCATCAAAGGAGTGATTCCCGCCTGTGATCGCGTAATTTGGGGATTGTTTTATTAATGACATAATATTACGTTTTTACTTGTTTGTGTTCTTATTAATGATCAGCATCAATTGCAGCTCCGCCACCGCCAGTTGGTAATCCCCAAAAGACTGAATCCACGAAATTGATCAGATACTGGAATGATATATAATTTGTCACAGTAGTTGACGCACCGGAAACGTAGACATCTCCATTAGCCTTTATTTTCAATACACCTGGTGCAATGGTACCGTTAAAAAAGAATCCCATTAAATCGCCAGTGGGCCTGTGACCTGAAGGCAGACTTGTAATCTTTCCCGCGGTGATACTTGCATTGAATGCGGCCAAAAGCATGTAATGACCCATGGTGTTCTTTTCAAGTTTTATCCCGTTAAAACCCGTGGCTGCAGCAAATCCGGTCAAATAGGAAAGAGTCTGCAGGCTCGTTAAATTCGAATTCAGTGTTATCTGGGAAAGTATGTAGGCACTTAGTTTGCTGATCATCGGCAAGGAATTGAAAACAATGCCACCCGAAGGAGGAGTGCTTTCATATGCAAATACATACCTTCTAATCTCCCATACATCATGGGTACTGCCATCTTTAAAACTTCTGTTTTCAGTAGTATCAATATCTTCGACCAGGTACAATCCCTTTGATTCATTCTCAGTGAAACTCACGGCAGGTACATAACAGATCTCTTCACCATCGAAGAAATACCCCTCAGTAACGTCAACCGTGCCCGCTACGGTGAGTTCCATGCCGCAAACGATGAAATGTGCCTCTGCGGGCAACAAGCCCGTTAAAACGGCTTTTAAAAGGGCTTTTTCCACGTTTTGAATGAACTCCCAGTCTGTAGTTCTGAGCGGCTGCCCGCCACTAATGCTTTTCAATATATCCATTAGACAAGTTGTATTATGAACAATTTACCGGCGAGCTTATATTTCTGAACATAAGCCGCGATCACGGCGCAAAAATCTGATATCGCCCTGGGAACCTGAACGACAAAATCAACAGTAACAGAATCCTCTCCACTATAAACGAAATCATCAGGATCAACCATAAAAAAATCAATGTCAGCGGATGGCGGATCGGTAGAAAATACCCAGGGACCTAATTGATACCCTTCGACAATTTTGATATCTGTCCGGCCATACCTGGAATTGAGCAGCTTCTCGAGATAACACACCTGAGGTGTCATTTTTGCTTCTTTTAAACTTTGCGACCATAACTGGCGAAGCTGTTCCAATATCGCAGATAGATACGAAATGAATACTTTCACCCATGCAATGAACACCGGCCTTCGCCTGTTGTGCGGCAGCAGGATTTGAATAACCTTATATAATGAGAATCGAATCATTCAATACTTACGTTAACATTATCTACGAATGTATAGGAACTGTCGCTTGAAATGATGAAATATCCAGATACACTTTCAACCTTCATATCAACCAAACTATAAGTACCTCCCGCAGGTTTGTGATATGCTGAATTCAATTTAACGTCAATTACTCCTTCAGCTCCCTGAATGGCATCGATTAATTTAGAAAGCATGATCACACCATCAAACTCCAGGGCACCTGCATAAGCAGCGATGGCATCAGCGATTGGGAAAACCGATGCATCCCTGAGCAGCGAGTTATTTCCGGCAAGGACCAACCGGTCGCGGACAATAGTGATATTGATCTTCAGATAATCGGCTGCCTGCGAAACGATCTCAAGTTTCACCCCGGCATCTTTCCACTGCTTCCAAAACTCGGTGAATGTTGCTTTCTCCGTAACATCCAAAGCAGCTTTTACTCCATTCACCTCTTTGGCAACTTTTAAAATAACCTTTCCATCCCTCTCTGCAGCTGCCGCATATTTCACGATCTTGGATGCCTCATCGATCCGGTCGTAAACATACTGTTCCTCGATCCAGGTGAGGGCATATCCATACTGAAACTTCTTACTCTCCTCAGCATACCAGCGCAGGGTATGAGGCTTTTTTGATGCAAGCAGATTGCTGATTTCCGTTTTATGGCTGTCAAACAATGATTCGACAATCCAGGAACCCACTGCGAATACCCAAATCCAAAGCCGCCATACCGCAACTTTGCTCACTGAAGTAATATCAGCAAGCAGCGTCTCCCAGGTATCCTGAACGCTATATGAGTTATTTGCGTCAACCACGTAATCATGCAGTTCCTGAAACGTCGATTTAACAACGTTCAAACGGTCGTATATTTCACTGATCTTGCGAGCCATCAAACCCTCCAAATGATTTCATCAATTGTACCTGTTGCTCCACTTACATCAACCCTGATCCTGGTATAGTCAGTTACAAGACCTGCGATGTTAAAGGTATGCGAAGGCTTATCTGCATCCAACTGAAAGGTTGCCCCGGTGATGGCTGAGAAGGATATCCCGTCGAGAGACTGCTCAACATAAACCCCAACGGTCCCGGTCATAGAACTGTAGTTGATCTGCACGCTCAGTTCATCGCCAAGGTTTGCCAGTCGCACGCCATCAAAGGATGTATCCCCATCGGCCAGGTCGTAAGCAACAACTTGTTTTATCTGTATCATGTCATCCTGTGTTATGGAAATTTCTTCACCGAGTCCTGAAACTGGTTTAATATTGTTCCGGGTATAGTAGTCGAGTACTGAGGCATTGATTACTTTATCCGGGACCAGCACTTTGGTTCCTGGTGCAATGGCCATGTCAAGTCTCAAAAAGGCGTTAGAAGCAATGATATCGAACACGCCCTCGATGCTACCCATTTCCTGCAGTGCGATATCGAATATTGTTTGTCCTGATAATGCGATTACCGTCTTCATGCGTATTTTGCCCTTATCTTTAACTGAGTGCCTGATCTTAATTCCGAAATGCTTAAACCGTCTCTTATGAACTGCATCCTGATCTTGCGCAGCATATCGGTTGGATCCTCCTCATTTATGAAATTGCGAAGCCCTACTCCGACCGTGGCTGATTGTTTATATTCACCCTCACCCGACTCAAGCAGATCCCCCTGGTGCTGCAGAGTGGCATCACCAAGTACAAAATCCCCGGCTTTGCAAGCGAGATCACCAGTGATCGTATCAATCATTATGTCGGTTACTTTCGTCATTTAACTCATCGTTCCAGTGCATGTTCCTACATTGCCCCCGGCAGTACATCCACTTGCTGTGGTACCGGTAACGGTTCCTGATTTAACAAACAAGTCAATGGCATCGGCAATTTCTGATGCCAGACTCAAAAACGCCGCTTCGGGATTCGTGGTCTTCCCCTTAGCGGTAGTAAACGCCTGGTTAATATCCTGGATCAACTTTGCTTTATTGAGTGCCATTACTTAAATAGTTTAGGTATGCGTAAACTTAGATCTACAAACTCCTGTATATTAATCGGTGTTCCGCTGGGACCGGTACCCGTTGTTACCGTCAATTTCATAATTTCATTAACGAGGTCCGAAACAAGCGTTTTAAGGTTTTCCTGGTCGTTTTTGATGGTAAACTTTGCCCCCTCCAGATTGATCTCATTATTCTTGCTGTCGATGATAACGGTTACCTTTTTGTGCTTGTACAGGATCTTCTCCGGATCATCCACTTTGCACACGAACAAATCACGTAAGTCACCATGATTCGCACAAACGACAACCTGGGATCCCACCGTGGGATAAATTACGAATTTGTCACTGGCTCCGTCGTCCGTTGCCTTCAGTCGTACTTTGGTTAGCTCCAAACCGCCGATATCCACACTGCAGGTATCCCCGGTTATTTTCGTCACCTTGGCATAAGCAAAGATGTCGCCGTCCGGTTTACGGAAACGCTTCAGTGATTCGATGGCCTGAGCACGCTTATCCATTATGCTAATTTCCTTCCCAGTTCAACTTTCTTAGAAATCCCTGCCTCGCTTGCTGAGGTGGTTACCGAAACCACATAATAAGTTCCGGTCTTGTACTCGTAATCCTTATCGATGATTTTGGCTGAATACCCTGGATGACATTCGGGAATAGCCCAGCCGGTGATTGCGCCTTCATAACCTGTAAAAACAACATATTTAAGTTCCGCTTCTCCAAGTTTTCTCAAAGTTGCTGCATCAACAACCCCGTTTTTTTTAATGCATCTCTTTTCTCCTCCAGTAGTTCCAACAGTAACTACGGTCCGCTTGCCATCAATCGATATCCCTTCGACTTCTATTTCACATTTCCGATCTTCTGCGCGTCTATATTTAAGATCACTCTTTTCTATATTGATAGCAAAATCGTATTTTACTTCTCCAAATTTTTCAATATATGGCGGATGAAAGTGAAGTTCATTCTCTTTCATGTAAACATTTCCCTTTGTTTCCTCTTGCAGTTTATTCAATACATCCCGGCCATTGGCTTTGCTGACAACAAACTTGTCATATTGAATTTCATAATCACACTTGAGGGTTATTTTCTGAGGGAGTGATTTATTGACCTGGTCAACCACATACTGCGCTACATCCTTGCTGGTACAGTTTACAAATTCTTTATCCTTGACCGATACACGGGTCCTGTATATGCCATCTTCACAGGATAGGGTAATGGTGCCATCGTCTGTGGAAACGCTTTCTAAATAGCCTTTAAATTCAGTTTTAAGGCTATTGTCATACCCGAGTTCAATCAGCACTTCATCCCCACACTTGATCTTGCCTTCAACTTCGAGCTGCTTGTTAAGTTTGGACCCAGGGAGTTTAATAATGGCCGTATCGCAGAGGATATCCACCGATTCATGGATCTCCACCGATTCAAGGAATAGAAGCTTGAATTTCCCGATCTTTATATGCCAGTCAATATTATACATCTTCCTGAATGAGTAATTCTGTAATGTCGTCCGAATATGCCGAAATAGTAAACCGCTGTACATTATCGCCTTTGGTAAAAGGAAAATTGAATGTATCGATCACCAGGTGATTGATGTTAAAAATTTTTGTCAGATTGCATTCAATGTCTACTGAACCGTTTTCACACAGCTCGCGTAGTTTTTGAAGATCCTGCTCTGGGAATGTGTTGGCATCGTCATAACTCATGAAGGTCCCTTCAATGGTTATCTGGTAATCATCCTGTGTCCAACGTTCTTTAATCGTGCCCCGGCCTTTTCCTTTGGCTACTGTACGTTTTGCAACCACATTACCGCCGTCAACCGTGATCATGGGTTCAACCGGGAAGATCCAGAACTCCTCGTTCTCATCTTTGCGCAACTTCACCGGCATCACCATAGGATATCCTAAGGCATTCGAAGGCACAGACTCCTGAGATCCACCCGATGTATTGTCCAGGTAGATGTATTCATCCTTCCCCGTATCCTCGAGGTTGATCCTTACCTTATCAATGGGGCGTGAAACGGGAATCATGTGTTTGCCTGTGCTAATGATAATACCCTGGTCAATTCATCGAGGACCATATCCCGCATTTTTTCCGCATTTTCTTTAAAACCTCCGGATGACGAATTGAAATTCATGGTCCCTACAAGCTCCTTCAGGTTAATAGTGATATTCGTGCTCTTGGATCCACCCGTAGCCACGGCTTCAGAAATTTTTGCTGAAGGGCCTGCAGGAGTAGTTCCCTTTTTCCCACTACCAGTACTGGTCGATCCGGGAAGGGCCGGAGGAGAAATACCTGGTTCGTAAGTTCCCTGGTCACCGAACGAAAAGCCCTGGTTATCCTGTGCAGCAGCGACAGGGGCAGAGACGCCCACTACATAAACAGGTTTTACTGCGGATGACTGATCTGACGTCGCTGCAGCTTTTGCCCGTTCATTAGCCAGGTTAAGTTTATAATCTGTTCCGATTCCTTTCACCAGGTCAGCCGAAGAGGCAACAGCGTTCTTTACGGCATCATAGCCGCTCAGGTCGATCACGCCCTGTTTGGCACTTTGCCAGGCTCCTTTGAAATCGCCGGTAAACAATTTATAGATTGCCGACCCCATTAAACCCAGACCGCTGATGATCCCTTTTACACGATCCAGCACAAAGGTTTTCAAAATGTTTCCGAATCCCTTGATCGTATCCCATACGGTTAAGATCACGGCGCGGAAACCTTCAAATTTATTCCAGGCAAGAATGATCCCGGCCACCAGAGCACCAATCCCAAGTACGATCCATCCAATGGGAGAAGCCAGAAAGGCGGCGTTCAATAACCACTGAACAGCCGTCCATGCCACTGTAGCACCCACCACGATCCCACTCCAAAGCACCTGGGCTTTTGTTGCTATCAGCGACTGCCACATGGCTTTAACCTTTGCCCATAATGAAACAGCCCAAGCATTTTCTGAGATGCAGGCCAGCATATTGACAAGGGTAAGTGCCCCTACAACTCCCTGTATAGCCAATACGGCAATTTTAAAGCCGGGAATTGCTCCTTTGACTACATTGAACAGGCTTATGCCAAAGTCTTCGACAGTGGCCTTAATTCGAGCCATTTTTTCAGAAAAGCTGCCCATTACGATCTGCGCCTGTTCGTTTGCTGATTGGGTGCCTGTAACTGCAGTGGTCAGTCGGCCTATTTCATCCGTGCCACTGATCAGGGCGAGTGCGGCATTTTGGTTTTCCTTCCCAAATAATTTAGTGATCAGCGCAGCATCATTCATGGCGGGCTTAAGAAGGTTGAGACGATCCCTAAAGCTAAGACTGGTATTGCCCAGATTCTGGATATCGATACCTGCTTTGACCAAAGCTTTTTGAGTTTCGGGAGGCAGGAACCGGCCCTCAGATAAAGTGGCCAGAACGTTTCGTATTGCGACCCCGCCTTCAGCTCCTTTTTTGCCTGCTTTGTCAAGTACCTGGATCGATGCATTCAGTTCCTCAAATGAAACACCGGCCATTTTTGCGGCCATTCCGGAGTTTTCCAATGCGGCTTTGATTGCAGGGAGTTCAGCAGATCCTTCTTTTGCAGCTGCAGCCATGACATTCATCATACTTGACATCACCCCGGCTGCCTTGGTAGGATCATCCAGGGAAACCTGGAACTGGTTCATGGCCGTGGTAAGTACCTCGGTTGCCGCAATGGTATCCCCGCCCATGGTTTTACTCAGAATAGCTACATTATCCCCCATCGCTTTAAGAGCTGCAGGAGTTTTTGCAATGTCTGGGCCCAGCTGTGAAAGTATCAGTTTATACGACTCAACACCGGCGGCGGCACTGCCTCCGAAAGTCTTTGCGGCTTGCCGGGCGTATCCTTCGATCTCTTTTAACTTATCCCCGGTCACACCGGTTATGGCCGAGAGTTCAGCCATATTCTTGTTCAGATCAACACCCGGCTTGATGGCCGTGTCTATGGCCTGACTAAGATTGTCGATTGCATTCTTGACATTATTAGCAGCAAAAGCGCAATCCCCGAACTTCTGCAAAGCCGAGCGCAGGGTATTGGTTCCCTTTACTGCCGATGTCGCCGTTTCATTAATTTTAGCAAACGTGGAAGTGACGTTACCAGTAACATTGATGGTATATGTTGTGGTATTGCTCATTGTTCACTATATTTGCAAAAATCAATCACTATGGAAACGGCTGTTACAGTCCTCTTTTCAATTGTTTTCGGTATCCCGCTTCTTATCGCTTTCATTGAGTTGGTCCGACTGTTTTTTGTAGGGATTTATGAGATGTGGCGCAAGTTACTTTCCGGTCCTTCTGATACTGATGATTCTACTTTCTTAGAAAGATACAGGGAACGTAATCGTATTCATTAGTCCCCTGCTTCTTTTTCCCTTTGCCTGATATCCGCCAACTGTTTAAAGGTCTCTGCCCATTGCTCGTCACTTAATTTGTCCGGGTCGATGTGCAGGTAATACCGCAGCATCGTATTTATATACCCTATCTTATTGTGGGTGATAGAGCCCTGGGCAGCCTCTAAAAATCCTCTACCTCCACTTCTTTAGTTGTGAGCATGTCCTTCAGAAAGGGTGTGATGGCGAAAAAGAACTGATTGTTGGTCTTGATCTCGTCGCTGCCACCCAGCCAGATGGTCTTCAGAAATTGCTCGTTATTTTTAATGGGGTCCTTTGAGGCGCTGGAGTTTGCATAAGAGACTTCAACGCGAGTGGGATAGCGCAGGTAGGCAGCATGCCCGTCAATGACGAACTTTTTACCTGGACCGTACTTCTTCTTCCACTCCTCGAGCTGTTCCTTGGAAACTTCGCCGATCAGTTTTTCTTTTGCCATAATAGAGTCTTAAGAATTAAAGTACCTGGTGCTGTAACCTCAGTGCGATGAACGGCAGAGTGCATTCCATGTTCTTATCACCCTGTTTCATTTCCTTGGCACTCTCGGTGAACATGATATGAACCATCCGGTCGGTGATCAGGGTATCGCCATTGGAAGGATTTCCATAGCTGATCACTGCATCTGTTATGATGTTCAGGATGGATCCCATGCCTTCGGCAATAAGAAGTTCCAGCTCACTCTGGGTGCAGGTGATCTCACCTTCGTAGTTCACGTTTCCGCTCTGGATTGAATGAGGATAACGACCCTTGGCATGAAGGGCTTCACGTTCGATTTTCTCGGAGTATTTAATACCCCGGATGCCGGTGATATCACGCTTGCCTACGACAAGCGTGATATCTGCGAATTCATATTGTCTGCTGTCCATATAAGTGAGGATGTTGGAGTTACTTTTTCTTGTATAACCAGCCTTTTACCCTGATGGTGCCAGTGGAATAATGAGACACGGCAAAACGGTAATAAGGCAGGGAGAGGTGAGATGCTATAGTCCATATGTAACCTGCATCAGAGGTTGAAAACCTTACGGTTGAGAAGACAGTCGGAGCTGCCGCAGTAAGGGCGACAATATTTGTATATACCGTGGATCCCAAAGTCACCCAGTTTGAATTATCACTCGATCCCTGGATCGCTACATAGGTGCTGTCTGAGGAACCTGTCATGTGATCAACAAAGATCTGGAATGATCCGTAGGTGAGTTCAGGAACAACCGAAGCAGCATAATACTTAGTCTGATTGTCGGTGAGCGTATCGGTGTAGTTAGCCATAACTACACGCTGGGCATTTGATGATACTGCGAAAAGCAGTGAGATTGCAAATAAAACAAAGAGTTTTTTCATGATTTTTATGGTTTTTAATGGATACTTAAACGGTAATTGCTTTGAAGCCCAGGTACACGTCGATATACCTTGCGTAACCGAAAGGACGTACACGCACTCTGACGATAACCTTGGACGTGCTAACCACGTTCTGGGTGGCATCGATGAAGCATTCAACGCCCCTGTCTTTGGGGTTGGTCACGTCTGCAGAGAGTTCACGGTTTGCAGTCATCTGAAGAGCAATGGCATTCTCAACTTTACCCTGCCAGCTCTTAACCTGCGTCACCTGCATGGTGCCATCGGTATTTACCGGGATCTCGTCAAGGAGTTCCTCCAGGAGGGTGTCATAAGCAATGCGATATGCCTTGTCGATTGTACGACGGGCCGTTAAACTGCGATAATCGTCGGTCACCAGGGTACACAGCAGGTCATCGCTGAAGAAATAACCACTGCGGCCTACAAAGGTTCTCAGGGTAATGTAACCCTTGTCATGGATGCTTTCAACATCGGCATTCTCAACTTTGATATCCTTAATGAAAGCAGTAAGGGATTCAATTGGACCGTCTTTAACGCGGCCAATATTACGTTGTACAGGAATCGAAGCGATGCGACCGGCCAGCATGCCCATGCAGGCATTGCCTGAGGTGGTCACGGTATCCCCGATCAGGATCCCCACGCGGTTGTCAGAAGCTAAAGTCTGGTCCGATAATGCAACGGCAGATCCACTGTATGCACGTCCCTCAAGGATAGTAAACAGGGGGGCCATCAGGGTTTCAGTTGCCCATTCACCCAGAGCCTGAGCCTTGAGCACGGCAGCCTCGACATCCTCATCCAGGCCGTGAGTTACCGTTGGAGTATATTCTGCGGCAGGAGTACGTGAAACAATCAGTCCCCTTAAGCGGCCATTGGCTGCAAGAACCAGGGATTTTCCATGGGTCAGATCCTTATCCACCATCTGAGCCATCGTTACGGTGTTGGCAAAAGCCATCAGCCATACTTCAGTACCATCTCCGGCCATCGCATAGAAGTCGGTGAATAACTTTACGATGTTCGGATTGTTGGCTGTGGTGATACCAAGGGTATCTTCCAGGTCAGCAAACTTGCGAACAATATAAGCAGTCGACAGGGCAAACTTCTGACTCACGGCCACGCCGGTGCAGAGGATTCCCAAAACGCCATCAGGACTCGGTATTACCGATCCAAGTGCGCCATTTTCAAACAATATTTTAACTCTTGGAAGCATATTAAATCTCCTCGCGTTTTATGGTTACTATGGTATCACTCTGCAGACTTTCTGCATGGATGCGGGCAAACTGAGGTTCCAAAAATGCGGTCCCGTCAGAGGTGAAATACAGAATGTCGACCGAATGAGATGCAAAGACCTCTGCAGCACGCTGTTTCATAGATTCAGGATTTGTCGCCTGAATAAGGGGTTTCTTTTTTGTTGCCATTTCTGTTTTGTTTACGATTTATCTTTCTTGGATCCCATACCGTATTTTCCCATCGTTTCAACGATCTTTTCAATACCACGGGAGCCGAAATAAAAGCTCATGATCAACATCCCCCACTGGCCGAGCAGCTCCACGTAGGCTGAATTAATTTTAAACGTGGGAACAACCACGCCATTGATAATTTCACGGCCCATGTTGCCGTCAATAAGGCTTAACAGGGAATACATTACCAGGATAAACACCAGGACCAGGGGACGGATATTCTTGGCCAGCCATGAATCGCTGTTCATATCAACCTTCAGCCGCTGGGTCAATTCATCCTGTGCCTGGGATTCTGCCTGAAGCAAAATCTGTGTGAGTTCTTTCTTTGCAGCTTCTCTCTCGGCATCGGTGGTAACGAACTTATCGATGATCCCGCCAACCTGGCCAATCAAACCACCTCCAAGAAGACTGAGTATTTGTTCTACAATTGGCATGATGCGTTGTATGTATGTTTAACACGGTTATTCCAGCCGTCAAGAAATTTTGCAAACTTAGGTTTTGACTCTACCAGGTCTTCGTAGAACAGATACCGTGATTGCATATATCGAAGTGCGATATTGTCTTTAAAAGTGTTGGCAGCAGCTATTGTCTTTGGCCCGATAATTCCATCTTGCTTGCACCCGGCAGTACGTTGCAACAGAATTACTGCAGAACGGGTACCTGCATTAACTCCGTGATCAAGTACCTGAAGGGACAACTTAATGTCAGATAAAGCCTCCAGCCGCATCGGAGTATAGAATCGCTCAAAATAAATCTCCCTGGCCATCTCACTGGTCAAACCCCTGATGTCATCGATATCGATATCCCCGTCATGATCCAGATCGTAGCGATGCTCCCCAACCGTTTTGAGAAATCTCAAAGAGACGCCGAGTTTTGTTGCGCCTCCCGGATCAGCGGGATCATTAACGAAGCCCCCCTCATTTCTAAGGATAATTTCAATAATCCGGTTAAATAGATCAGTCATTATTCAGTACAAAATTTGCAAGCATCCTGATTTCTTTCAACATCCCTGAGTCTTCCGTCATGTTTACTAATTCGCTTTTCATGTGTTTCAACCTTGCTTTCAACAAGTTCTAACTTACCGTCGTGGATGATTCCCTTTTCACTGATACTCTTAAGATTCACGTTCATCTCCTTGATTTCAGATAACACTCTTGTTAAAAAGTACCAGATTACTGCGAGTGCTGCTGCTATGATTGCCCGGTAAAGCCATGTTTCGAATTCCATCATCGACCTTGAGTTTTGAAAGGCAGCCTACTCCCTAAGCGTATTAGGTTTCGGCTTCCCTTCGTTCCTACCCTATGAGAAATGTTAAGCAGTTGCGTCTGCGGAATAGATCGCGGCAATGGCAGTAGCACGCAATGGAAGTGCGCAGTAGCGCATCTGGAAGTTGATCACGTCGCCCTTGTTATCAGGATCGGCATATTTTGCGAACATTTCAATCGTCCCCATGGCCTTCATGACTTCATCCTTATGGAAGGCGAACGATGAAATAGTATCCGTTGCTGCGGCAGCGGCTGCATAAGCAGCTTTTGCACCGGTATTGATATTGAACACCGGAGTGGCAGAGGTACGGAATAATTTGAATCCAAACAGGGTGCCATTGACCATGGCAGCCTTATAAAGGTTGAGGTCGGCTTCGATCAGATGGCTTTCATGGGTCGGGTTAAGAACCAGGATACGGCCATCTGCCGGAAAATCCAACAGATTAAACTTGGTCATCAGATCAAGTACATCTTTAAAGGTCAGCTTTTTCTTTCCTGATGCATCAGCAGCTCCGCTCGAGGCGAGAACCGGGGTGAGTGCAGAATCAGATGACGGGCACCAGTTCCATGCAGCCAGTTTACAAGCGGTTTTCAAAAGTTCCTGCTTGTGGCCGTAAATGACCGAGGCCATTTTATCATATGCAAGTTCCATAGCTTCCACGTTGCGAACCACGGTCGAAGTTGTATCCAGGGTTTTCAATGCGAGTTCCTTAGGTACGTCGGTGCGGGATGCAACAGCAATGGGATATGAAGTATTATCGATAAGCACTGAAGGATTGGCCCCTACTTCGGCCAGGTTGATCTTGTTATATTCAACCATTGCGCTCATATCCCTTGCCTGGGAAATAAATGAATTCTCGGGGTAAAACTTTTCAAGCAGGATATCGGTCCAGATTTCTTTCTGAAGTCCTGCCATCAGGATCCCGCTGCCCAGGGGGGCAAAGGAAAGAAGGGTACCACAACCCACTGCAGCAGCCATTGAAAGCACCGGCGGGATGGAAAACAGTGCGCCGATGACCAGCGCGACAACCACGTTAAAAAACAGGTTAAAGATGTTTAATCGCTTTTTCATTTGTATTTAAGTTTGAGGTTAATTCACTGATTTATATCCGGCCTTCAGCTCTGCAAATGCAGTGGGATCTTCTTTCTGCATTTTTGCAAGTCCCCTGGGGTCTTCTTTGGCCCACTTCAGGTAGTTCCAGTCCTGGCGACCTTCGGCAGCCGACTTACCTGATTTTGTCTTATCGCTGAATGTCTGCTTTGCGGGCATTGCATCGATCAGGTCTTTGGCCTGCTTGAAATCGCTCACTGCGAGTTTTTCAAACGATTCACGCTTATCAGCCGTTAAACGGCCTTCAGCAATTGCTCCGTCGAGAAGCGTCTTGGCTTGTGCCAGACGATAATCGTTGAGTTGTTTTTCGGCTTTCTCCTTCTCGGCTGAAAGCGCAATAACGGCAGCATTAAGCGCGGTTGGGTCGGTCTCTTTCGATACCTTGAGCGCGGCAGCTGCTTCTGCGGTTAACATGATTTTGTCCATGGAATTTTCGATTTGATTTTTATTGATAAAAGCTTCTAAGTTCAATTTAATGGCATCGGAGGTACTGAGCAGCTCACCTTTTTGAGAATAGACCCTCAGGCACTGATCATTGGAAGGTACTGCAGCCAGGGAGGCTTCCAGTAGTTCCCAGTCGGTGACCACCGGTACAAGGCCGTGATCTCCAAACGATCTTAACTCGGCTGCATTGATTTGGATCCACATCGAGGATCCCTTAAGAAAACCCCGCTCTACTTTTCCCTCGATCTTCTTTGCATCCTCATCCTCGGTGTCAAACACCGGATCGGCTAACAGTTGTTTCCCGTCAACACGCAGGTTATCCCAGCGTCCGATCAGGCTTTCCTGCTTGTGACCATGCAACATAACCGGATTGGATTTGAACCGGTCGAACTTACCTCCGGCGTTTAGTACAGCAAAACCGTGGCTGTTTACGCGGGACTCGTCGTTTAATATAAATGGCTTTGGCATCTTTGAGCGAATGAATTTCGAGCAAACATACGTTTGTAAAACCGCTCAGGCAAACATCCATAAAACACTAAAATACTTATACATAACTGTACGCGCGTTTTTTTAAAATAGCGCTTTTTACCATCATTTTTGTAAATAAAAGTATGGCACCCAGACCCAAGAGACCAGGACGGTCGGTTAGGAATCCAGAGAAATACGAATACGCCTACCTGCTGTTCATGCAGAAAGTGCAGCAAGACGACATCTGCAAACGTGTCGGGGTTTCGCCTCCGACCCTTCTGCAGTGGAAGCGCAGTGGCGGCTGGGAAGGAAAACGTGCTGCCCGCACCATCTCCCTGGATGATCTCATGCAAAAGGCCCTGCAACGAGTCAATGATTTGCTGGATAAAGAAGAAAATTTTAATGCCGATTCGTTTGCAAAGGCCGTCAAACAGCTCAAAGAGCTTAAAACATCCTCAACGATCGATGACGATATCAGCTCGTTCATGTCCTTCCAGGATTTCATGATCCAGCAACGATCCAATTACCGGGACCTTACCGACGATTTCATCAAGATGGTGACCAAATACCAGGATATCTATATTCAATTCCGTCTCGGAAATGGCAAATTACCGAACAAATAAAGAACTTCACGAGCGTTGGAATAACCGCGTCGAGTGGGTGTTGTCTGAGGACTTTCACCTGGAGGATTCCCCCAGGGAAAAGGAGGACCGCATCGAGCGAGCCCGCAAGGATTATGCCTTTTTCGTCAGTACTTACTTCGGACGACTGGCCCCCAAAAAATGCGGGAAATTCCAGATCGATGCTGCAAACTACCTGAAGAAGACCAAGGAAACCCGTGCCCTGTTCGAGTGGGCCAGGGGACATGCCAAGAGTTCACACCTTTCGCTAATGATCCCCCTGTGGCTGAAGATCCAGTCACCAAAGCAGCTCAATGTAATGATCCTGGTGAGCAAAAGCGAAGACCTGGCCATCCGCCTTCTTAGCGACTTACAGGCCGAACTGCAGTACAACAAGACTTTTATTAACGATTTTGGGGAACAGGTGAGAACCGGTTCCTGGGCCGACGGTGAATTCAACACCACCGACGGCTGTTTATTCATGGCCGTAGGAAGATCGCAAAGCCCCCGAGGACTTAAGGACCGGGGGAAACGGCCCGACTATATCGTGGTGGATGATATCGACGACGATGAACTGGTACGAAATCCCCGCCGCGTGGGCGATGCCCATGAATGGATGCTCACGGCCCTGGCCGGGACCATGGAGATGGGCCGGGGACGATTCGTAATGGTAGGAAACCGGATCGGAAAAGACAGTATCCTCAGCCGGTTTTCACTTCGACCTGGTGTGCATCATACTACCGTCAATGCCCTGGATAAAAACGGGATCCCCAGCTGGAGTGAAAACTACAGCCGCGACGAGATCCTGCGCATGAGGGACTTCATCGGCGAACGCAGGTTCCAGAAAGAGTACATGAACAACCCGATCAACGAGGGTACCGTCTTTCAGAAAAAGCACATTCAGTTTGGTCCAATGATGGATCTCAAACACTATCGTACCCTCATCTGCTACACCGACCCGAGTTTCAAGCAAAGCCTCACGGCTGACTTCAAGGCTACGATCCTCGTGGGCAAGACCCCTGAGGGACAATTTCACGTCCTGAAAGTTTATGCCGATCAAACCTCGGTAATGACGATGGTCTCCTGGCATTACGAGATCATGGATTATGTCAAGGGCCAGGTGCCGGTAATGTATTTCATGGAAAGCAATTTCCTGCAGGAACTGCTGCTTGATGAATTCAAGAAAGCCGGTAACCTCAGTGGCCACCAGATCCCTGTGCGCGGGGACATGCGCAAGAAACCCGACAAATTTGCCCGTATCGAAGCCATGCAACCCCTGTTTGAACGAGGATTGATCACAATGAACCAGAAAGAAAAGGACTCCCAGGGAATGATCGTGCTGGAAGAGCAGCTTCTGATGTTCGAGAAAGGCAGTAAAAGCCACGACGACGCGCCGGATGCCCTGGAAGGTGCAATCTGGATGCTTTCACAGCGCAGCCGTGCCTCCAATGCTCAATACATTTCAGGATTACGAGAAAACAGACACTATTAATATGAAAAAACTCCGGGAATTCATCTTCCGCATACGCTTGCGCAGAGCCGTTAGAACTGCAAATAAAGAGGCTCAACTCTGGAACCGCCGAATGCTGGTCATCGCCTTTGAGGGACGACCTAAAGTATTCGAGAAACAGCGGCTTAAAGCCCTGATCAAACAGGGTTACTTTAAAAAAGGGGTCACCATCGAGATCCTTGAAAAAATGGCTTATCACATAACACGGTAACAAGATGTTTTTAAACGAAAGCGAACTCAGATCGGTAATTTACAGTTACCAGCTTAACGAGATCCTCGAACTGTCAGAGGAAAATGATACCACCGACATCGTTTTGATGGCGATATCGGCAGCCGTGGAGGAAATGAAAAGCTACCTCTCACCCAACGAACAGGGTCGCTGGAACGATGGCCGCAAACGCTATGACGTAGCGGCCATCTTTTCGGCCACCGAAGATGCCCGCAATCCCCTGATCCTGGAACTCTGCAAAAACATCGCCCTGTATTACGTATGCCGACTTGCAAACGTCGATATCATACATGAAAAAGTAAAGGAAGGTTACGACCGGGCCATTGACTGGCTGGAAAAAGTTTCAGGTACCGGGAAATCAGCCGGTGCACCGGCACTCTCTCCCGATCTTCCAATCCTGGCAATTCCTGAAGCAGACGTTTCTCTCATGTTCCGTTTCGGAAGCAAGGAGAAGTTCAACCACGAATAACCCAATAATTAATGCAAATCCTCAAACGTGAGCGATGAATAACAGAAAACAGGGCCAAGGGGCCGTTAACTTGAAAGCCAGCCCCACAGGGCAGCAAATTGCCAAAAATCGCAAAGACGGGTATTACTCAAAAATAGCCCCGAAAGCAGTAAGCCAGGCACGCAGCGATATCGCCACCTGGAAAGCAGCCATACGGCAAGCCTCAGCCATTGAGAATCCGCGCAGGATTCGCCTGCAGAACCTTTACAAAGACATTCTCTTTGATGCCCTGCTTACCTCCCAGATCGAAAACCGCAGGATGCAGACCATTTCCTCTCAGTTCACACTCACTGATCAGAACGGCAAGGAAAATGAAGAAGCAACGGCCCTTCTGCGTTCCTCACGTTTCTATTATGACCTGGTGAAAAACATCCTCGACAGTGTTTTCTTTGGCCCTACCCTGGTTGAATTACTCTCTGATCAAAACGGCCTGCGGGTAATTACCATTCCGCGTAATAACATTGAACCAACTAACGGTATTCTGCTGCTCGATGAAAACGACAGCCAGGGCATAGAGTACCGTAATGCAAAGGAATTCGGCAGCTGGCTTCTTGAATTCGGAAATCCAACCGATTTCGGATTGCTCAATAAAGCCATTCCGCATGTACTGTTCAAACGATATGCCCAGAGCTGTTGGAGTGAGCTGTGCGAGATCTACGGGATCCCGCCCAGGGTAATGTACACCAACACCCAGGATCCCGCCATGCTGAGCCGGGGTGAACAAATGATGCGCGACATGGGCGCAGCCGCCTGGTTCATTATTGACTCAACTGAAAAGTTTGAATTTGCCAAAGGAGCCGATACCAACGGCGATGTATATAACAACCTCATCCGCCTGTGCAATAATGAGAACTCTCTGCTGATCAGTGGGGCCGTAATTGGTCAGGATACCAAAAACGGGAACGAGAGCAAGGAAAAAGTCTCCGTTGAACTACTATCCCGCCTGGTCGATTCTGACAAATCCATGGTTGAAGGATATTTCAACTCGGTCGTCCTGAATGCACTATTTAAAATCGGCGCAATTCCCGACGGTCTGGTATTCAAATTTGAGCAGCAGGAAGACATCAACCGGCTTTACACCTGGACCCTGGGTTTCATGCAATACATGGAAGTGGATCCGGAGTGGGTCAAGGAAAAGTTCGGCGTTGAAGTTTCAGGGCCAAAACAGGTCACAGGTCCCGCCGGTTTAAGTTTTTTCGACTAAGCCCCTTCAGGGGGCTCCACGCATCACTTGGTAATCTCTACCATGTAGGATGCGATTGCCATTCCATCGTAACCCTGGCGGCCCAGGATAAGAAAGCAGCCGCCATCGATCCAAAGGTTTTTGAAGCGGCCACAAAGCACATCCATTCCAAGGGCCAGTACTCGGCGAAAATGCTCGGGGATCCACAGATCAAAAAGTTAATCACTGAGACAAACAGGGTCCTAAATACTGCAGTCGATAAAGGGTTAAAGGATAATATGCCTGCGGATGAGACCGTAAGCAAACTCCGAGAGGATGTCTTTGTGTTTTCCGCCTGCAAAACCCATATTCAGTTAAAGGAAGTTTCAACCAGGTTACTCGATGAGAACGGCAAAATCCAGTCCTGGCAAAACTTCTCTCGGCAGGTAATGGCAACGCATAAAGAATACAACGAGAATTACCTTCAGGCCGAATACATTTTCGCTACCTCCAGTGCCGAAATGGCTGGCCGTTGGAGCCAGTTCGATCAGGAGGGAACCAGGTATAACCTCCAGTACCGCACCGCCCAGGATAACCGGGTACGTGAATCTCACCGGGCCATGGCCGGGATCACTTTGCCCGCCGATGATCCCTTCTGGGATTCTTACTTTCCTCCCAACGGATGGCGTTGCCGCTGTACCACAGTCCAGGTATCCAAAGGCAAGTATCCCGAAAGCGACTCAGGGGATTCAATCAAAAAAGCTGAAGTAGCCACCACCCAGATCGATTCCAAAGGCCGCAACCGTGGCGAAATGTTCCGGTTTAATCCCGGCAAGCAACAGGTTATATTTCCTCCGAATCATCCGTATTACAAGGTAAAAGCCGCTATTCCTAAGACCCTTGAAAAAGAGGTCCCCAAAGAATACACCGACGAGGATATCAAAGTACTCATGGAAAGTTCGGGGTACGAACGCTGCCTTAAACGGGTTGAAACGGATAAGAAATTCAAACCATACGCCAACGTGAAAAAGGAAGAACTTGCTGCGATCAATCACTACACTGAAGGCGGTTATTTTAAACTCAATTCAGGATTGGCAAAAAAAGACAATACTCCCTCCGTTACGAGTCTCGAAAAGGTATTGAACGCTGCCCTGGATAAACTCCCAAAGGATAAAGACCAGGCATATTTTAGAGGCAAGAGCTTAAGACCCGAAGTTGTGCAATTGTACAAAAAGCATTTTGAAGACCAGACTCCAAAAGAAGAGCATAACTTTACAAGTGCAACCAAAAAGAAAACGATTGCCGAGGATTTTGGTGCATCCAACTTAGGGGAACATTCAACATTATTTAGGATTCATGGAAAGAACGCCAGGGACGTTCAGCCTCTGAGTGAACATTGGAAGGAGGCTGAAGTACTATTCAAAAGCAAGACCAGATTCATGGTCAGGGATTTCAAGGAAATAAAAGTAAAGGATGAACTGCGTTATGAGGTGGAACTGGAAGAGATTGAATAATCAGCATCGGGGGGATAGCAGCTATCAACCTTCTTTGCGAAACGGCGGCCTGCAATGCGCACCTGTTCTTTTTCCGGCTCTGTCATGGCTGCCCATTCGCGATCTTGCTGCTCTTCAATCTTGCGAAATTTCTCCTGTATTTCTTTTGAAAATGCCATGATGCTTAACTTGGGAAAACAAAGATACAACAGATTTCGACATTTCGTTCACCTGATTTAAAATATTTTTAAAAAGCAATGAAAAACGACTTCTTCCAGAACCTGCTTACCGACCTGAAGGTTGACCTGATGGATGAGTTCGACAAGAACTTCGAGCGGAAGGGGTTTTTTGATGATCCCTGGAAGCAAACCCGTATGCCGAACCGCCGGGGATCCCTGCTTATGCGCACGGGGGCACTCAGGCGAAGCATCCGGGGAGTGGTCAAGGGTAACGGGATCCAGTTCTTTTCATCCCTGCCCTATGCCGCTATCCATAACGAGGGAGGAACCATCACCGTAACAGCCAAAATGAAGCGGTTTTTCTGGGCGATGTACTATAAAACTTCGGGTACCGTGACCAAAACGGCCAAAGGACAGGCCCGAAACACAGCCCGTAACCGGGCCTTTGTCGCTGAAGCCGGGTATTGGAAGGCCATGGCCCTGAAAAAAATCGGCAGTAAAATCAAAATTGAGCAGCGGCAATTCTTGGGCCCCCATGAAGGGGTTGACCGGGTAGTACAAGCCGTCGTAGACCGCAGCATGAAAGACTTTGAAACATCAATTAATCAACAATTAAAGCGATGAAACAACTTATAAACCTGATCAAGTTTCGCCTGCAGGAAAAGGTACCTGCCCTGAAATATATCGATGAAGACTGGGGACAGTTGGATTATTACAACCCGAACCAGCCGGTGAAGTGGCCCTGCGTGCTGATCGACGTGAATCAGGTCGCCTGGACCAACGAGGGACAGCACGTGCAGCTCGGCAATGCCAGCGTTTCGATCAGGGTGGCCGACATGCGCCTCTCAAATTCCAACATTAAAGCCCCTCAGGTGCAACGTACCAGGGCCGAGGGTATCTTTGACTTACTGTTGAACATTCATGCAGCCCTGCACGGCTGGACGGGCGACAATATGAATTCTCCGCTCACCAGGTTAACCACCCGTAAAGTGAACCGGGATGATGGCATAAGGGAATTCGAGGTGATTTACGTTTCACAGATCACCGACGACAGCGCGAAGATCCTCTATGAGTCATACCCGATGACTGCACAAAAGATCCAGATCGTGGTTGAAACAAAAAACCCGGCTTGAGACCGGGTTTTCACTGTTGTTACGCTGATGCGCTTTTCAATTACGAAATATCAGTTCATCACCCGGAAGGTGATCGGTGATCATCACCATGATCAGGGAAAGGTCCAGTGGATTAAGGTCACTGGCTACACTCACCAAGCGGGATAAAGCCCTGATCCTATCTCTGATCTCTTCGCAGTCCAGATTCGGAACCACAAGTTCAAATTTACCGTCCTTGCTTACGATCATCCCTCACCTCCTTTCTCAAAAATCTGCAGCTGGCCGTTGCGGGTATCTTCAAGCTGGTTCAGGTACTTGATCCTGCGCTCTCTGATCTCGGCCTGCTCCTTGCGGATGCGTGCCATGCGCATGATGTAGCCCGAAAAATTTCCAGATACGCGAATGCGGTCGTTGAAGCTGCAGAATTCCTGCGGATTGCGACGACGGCGGCTATCCCGGCTGCCACTGGTTGTGCTCAGTCGAAGCCTTTGCAGCAATTCAAGGTAGTCGTAATACGGATGCCCGTTAATGATTACCCCGTGCAATCCCAGCAAATCGGGGGCCACGGTCATGGAATAGGATCCTTTGCGGCGGAGAGCAGGCATTACTTCGCTTGTTACCCATTTGCGGAACCGGCGTGCTTCTGGTTTGTTGGATCTGAAGACAAGTCCATAAAGACCTGATTCATTAACAAACCAGGTTGCTCCTTGACGACCTGCCAAAAGTTTAGCCCGTTCATCATCATCGAGCCGTTTAATAACCTTACTTGGGTTTGTGTGATCAAGAATGTCGCAAACATCAATTGCAGCGAACCAGGGTTGATCTTCCAGGACGATTGTCCTTAATGGATGGTGTTCATCAAAGCTGAACACGGTTGGCAGCGTACTGCCATGCTCTTTTTGTGATAGCATTGTAATTTGATTTTGGTAAATAAAAAGGGCCGGTCACTGCTACCACATTCATTGCAGGGCAATGAAAGAGCTCGGGACTTTCACCCGTGTGCCGGCCTTTTCTTGTTCTGTCTTTGGAATTTACCCT